TCTATAAGAGGTTGACTGCCTTCGTAGATATATTCATCTTCGTTAAAGCAGTTTTGATTGTTAGTGCAATTAGTATTGAAGCTGTCGCCCATTGCCTTTCCTGCAAACAGCGCAAGAAGCAATGTTGTTGCTAATATTAGCTTTGTAAAGTGTTCCATTCTTTAGCACACGTAGCACCTGACTTATTAACGCCTTTGTGCTTTCCTTCTGTATGTTTAGTTCTCTTACAAGATTTAATCCAAGCTTTTCTTTCTGCTTTCTTTTGATTGACTATTGCCTGTTCCGCTTGTTGAGCTCTAGACACTCTTTCGTCTAGTTTTGCTTGGTGTTCCTCATAATCAGGTCTCTCCCATACATTTTCGGTCCATGCTACTTTGGCTTCTTCGCCTATTTTACCTTCATACGGACAAGGTGTTCCTGCCATCTCCATTGCCTGGAATACTCTTTCATCTTGACACATTAAAGATACTGCTGCAACTTTCATACCCATATCATATACAGTTTTAGAAAGTTTTATCCTTTCACAGTTTTCATCTCTAATGCTTCTACCTCCTGCAATACCAAATACTTGTGTTTGTACTGCACCACTAATTCCTGTTGTACATAAGTCTTGAGAAAAACTAGCTCCAATACTAGGTGCTATAGCACTAGGTGGAGGACTTTTAATTTCTTGTTTAATAGTCTGTTCTGTTTTATTCTCGTTCTTATTAATGTTTTCGTTCCTATTGTTATTAGTGTTATTCGTTGTTACATTACTATCTGATGTTGATTCACTCTTATTAATATTTGTATTATTAGAGGTTGTGTTATTAGTATTATTTGAAGTACTGTTAACAGTTTGATCAACAGTTGAATTATTTGTATTCGTATTATTACTTGTACTGTTCACCGTTGTATTATTGGTGTTGGTATTATTGTTGGTATTCGTTGAAGTACCAGTATATGTTGTATTATTCGTATTGTTATTGGTATTTGTTGAAGTACCTGTGTAATTTGTAGTATTATTATTGTTATTTGTATTCGTCGAAGTACCAGTATAAGTCGTCGTGTTGACATTGGTATTATTATTGGTATTCGTGTTCGTTGAAGTACTTGTGTTCGTATTCGTGTTTGTATTCGTATTCGTTGAAGTACTTGTATTCGTGTTCGTGTTCGTATTGGTGTTCGTATTGGTATTCGTGTTCGTGTTCGTATTGGTATTAGTTGCAGTCGTTGTAGTGTTGGTCTCTACAGACTCACAATATTGAGTACCTTGCGTACAGTTACCTGTTTGATCAGCATGTGCTGTTCCTATACTGCCCAAAAGAATTACCCCCATTATGTAAGGAAGTATCTTTAATTTTTTCATTTGTTTGTCCCCTGAAAAACATCACTTCTCCCATAACGAAAGTTAAACTCTTAATCTATATGATTAACAACACTATTTATAATTCTTTGGTAAAGAATACCAAAATATTCTTATTAACTGCAATTCTATTATAAATCTCTATGAGAGAGGATTTAAGGGCTTCTATATTAACTGTATTCGTTCTGAATACTTATAAATAACTTACATAAACAGGAACAATGTGTGCAGATAGTAAGAGTAATATTTACTTTCTTCCTAATGGCAGTCTTTTTCTGGTCATGGCCTGTTAGGTTATTTACAGATAAAAATAACTGTTACTTTTGGACGCTGGAGCGTCTGATTGTTGAGGGAGGAAGCGCTAAGTGGTATAACAGCAAACGCTGGTTTGGTTATCATGTAATATGGGTTGATCAAGATGGCATTGCTTGGGAATATACCCGTCCACGTATGCTCAGAAACACCCCGTGGTGGAAGATGATCTTTTATAATGGCACAGTTCGTAAATTTAGAACATTTAGAAGAGATCAATGAGAAAGGCAATATATAAACAGAACAAATCTTGGGCGCCTGTTACATTATTGGTTGGCCAAATTATTGCTCAAATTACAGCACTAAGTTCCTTATTTCTATTTTCATGGACCCCTGCTACAATAGCAATTTCAGTCATAACATATTGTGGTATCATGCTTGGTATTACAATGGGGTACCATAGACTATACTCCCACAATGCTTATAAATGTCCCAAACCTATAGAGTATCTACTATTATTCTTTGCACACATTATGATGGTAGGTCCTGCAATTACTTGGGCAGCAAATCACAGGGAACACCACAAGTACGCTGACACTCCTCAAGACCCACATAGTCCTTATTATCGTGGTGTTATGTTAGCGTACTTTGGTCAAGTATTAATTGATATAGACTTTAAATTTGTTAGAGATTTACTAAGACGTAAAATACACAGATTACAAGTTAAATATTATTGGCATGTAATACTAATATGGGCTGCACTATTATTTTCATATGATCCTTATGCACTTATATATGCTTGGTTAGTTCCAGCAGGATTTGCCAAAATGATTGGCTCGTTAGTATTTACATTTTCACATAGAAATAGAATGGCTCATAGTGATATGTGGGTTGGACTTATAACATTAGGCGAAGGGTTTCACGATAAACATCATGAAAACGCTAGAACCGCTTTGTGGCATCCTTTAGATTTAGGTGGCCAACTTATACGAGTGATAGATAGAAATGTACAATAAAAGACATTATCCAGCGATTGCACAATTAGATATAGACTTAGACTACACATTAATAGAAGATTTTATGTGGGATAACTATAATCGTTGGCAAAATAACTTTGAAGCACATAAAGGTCTAGCAGTAGCAAGTAACAATATTGCCAATGATACATATAAGGCAGTTCAACACTTTCATTTAACAGAGTGTAGAAAAGAAGAACAATTAGGTGAAGCAAACGAATATTCAACTAAAGATAAATTAAGAAGAAATATTCCATTTACAATGGACGAACATAATTGGGATGATCCAGTGGATTTTTATAATGGTAGTGAACTACAAAAACATTTAAATTCAAAATTCCAAGACAAACTTATAAGAGTTCGTTATTCTAGAATGTTTCCAGGAGGCGAAGTGCCACCACATATTGATTATAATACAACTTATGCCATGAGGTTTATAATACCCATATCAGGCAATAAAGGAGTAGAAAATCATTTTTGGGTAAATGGAGAACATTTAAAGGTTGAAATGGAGGAGAAAAAATGCTATTTTTTAAACATAGGATATCGTCATGCCGTGTACCATAAAGGTATGGGCATACGACATTATTTGATTGGCTCTATAGCAGGCCAAAGGGATTTTGAATGTATAAGGTTATCGACAACGTAATAGATCTTGGACTAGAATCAGCAGTATGGATGGTTCAAGAACAAGCACTAGAAGAGGGTAATACATCTATTACTCCAGACAAATATAATATAAGAACATCAGAAGGACTACCTTTAATAATTTTATGGAAAGGTAGAGTAGCAGGATTCTGTTTATACGAGCCTAGTCATTACACAGGTGACCCTGATGTTGCAGTAAGAATATGTCGTTTACATATATTAAAAAAATACAGACATAATCAATTAGGATTTTACTTTTGGGATCATTGTCTTAAATTAGCAAAGAAAGATGGTTACAAAATACAATACATGACACATGATATTAATGCACATGCTATGAACTCGTTATATCAACATAGGAGAAGAGTACCTGGTCATAGTGATGTGCCATACGAATTAGATTCATTTAAATCTATTAAACTAGATAAAAGAATGTTATTTGATGTAGATCCTGGTTCAGGGTTTTTACAGTATGTTTATTATGTGGATGTTCAAAACGAGGGTTACGATTGGCAACCCAAAACTAATATAATTTGGAGAGAACACGATGGCAAACTTTAATAAACACCAATTAGCACATTGGATGGAGTTAGTCAGAAACTATGATGATGGGATAGAGGCATTTTGGCCAAGTCAAATAAATGCTAAAGCATGGATAGCAGACTCTTTAGAGTTTAACTTATACATGCCACAATGTCATTCAGTAGTAATATTTGGAGCATGGTATGGTGTATTAGCAGACATGTTACGAATACAAGATACAATTTGCGTAGATAAAGAAGCAAAGTATTTAGAGTGGTGTGCTAAAAAATATGATGTATGGCAAGGTTGTATGTCTAAATTTGAGTACGAATACGATCCTGATGTTGTAATAAATACAGTTACAGAACATATAAGTCAGGAAGTATATGAGGAGTGGTTTAGAAAAATTCCTAAAGAAACTTTTTATATATTACAAGGCAACAATGATACAACTGTGGAAGATCATGTAAGACCGTTTACAGACTTAGGTGACTTTATACAGAAAAATGCTTGTTCTAATTATGTGTATTCAGATTCAAGACCGTATGAAGGTTCTTGGAATGAGAAGGAAAACAAACCAAACTATTTTGATAGGTATATGATTATAGGTAAAAAATGAAAAATACATTATGGATATTCGGTGATTCATACGCCACAGATAGAGAAGGCCATTTAGCACATATATCTCCCAAACCAGAATGGGCATGGTATATGTCTCTTGCAAGAAAACTAAGAATGGAAGTCGAAAACCATGCACTAGGTGGTGGCCCAAATGAATACACTATAAAAAAGTTCCATGATAAATTACCTGAAATGCAACAGGGAGATCCTGTTGTTATTGTACTCACAGAAATAATGAGAAAGTGGGTTATAAAAGACAGACCAATATTATCATTCTTACGAGCTTTAGAAAGAGAAACTGTTTTAAAAGGAACCCCCGGTATTCCTGTTGATATGGATTTCTTTGAAACATATTGGTTAGATGTGTGGGACGAAGAAATTGAAACAAATCATACAAGAAATTTTCTAAATACTATTGCTTATATGAAGTATAAAAAGAAAATTAACCCTATTGTAATACCCTCATTTCCTTCTACTGTACATGCAATTAAATCAGTATGGCCAAGAGAGATACCTATGTGTCATGGCAATTTAAATAAAATATCTGTTTATGAAATATCAGAAACACCTAAACAATTACCTCCAGATATGGCAGACTTTAGAAACAATCACATGGATCGATCAAACCATGAAATATTAGCAAATAAAGTTTATAATTCAATAGTTGATGGTAGTGATATAGATTTAAAAAGCAATTTTAAAAGAAACTTATATAGTCAAAAACAAATAAAAGAAAAATACAATCCAGATGGAAAATTAGATTGGTTAAATGATAATTGGGGTGATGTTAACAAATCTCATCTGACAGATGATGGCAATGCAAGAAGAAAACCATGAGTAATAATCAGGAGAGAATGGATGAGCTTACGGATAAACGTCTCAAAGTTAATGAGATAAGTTCTTCCTTCTGTGCTGCTAAGTGGTTACAAACTACATTATATCTAAACAATGGATTTAATCATTCTTGTCACCACCCTTCACCTCACAAAATACCATTAGAAGAATTAGAACAAAATATACACGCATTACATAATAGCAACTTTAAAAAAGAACAAAGAGCTAAAATGTTACGAGGCGAAAGACCTAAAGAGTGTGAATACTGTTGGAAAATAGAAGACTTAGGAAAAGGATATTTCTCAGACAGGCACTTAAAGTCTACACAAACTTGGGCTTACGATAAAATAGATGAGATTGCAAGTAAAGATCCATATGACGATATATTCCCTACATATTTAGAAGTATCACTATCAAATGCTTGTAACTTTGCCTGTGCATATTGTTCTCCTGAAATTAGTAGTAAGTGGATGGAGGATATTAAAAAGAACGGAGAGTATCCTACAAAGTTTGGCTCTCATAATTTAGACTGGTTAAAATCTGAAGGTAGATTTCCATATGACAATAAAGAACATAATCCTTATGTAGAAGCATTTTATAAATGGTTTCCATTAGCATTTCCTCATTTAAGAGTATTCCGTATTACAGGCGGAGAACCTACAATGGCAAAAGAGTTTTGGAAAGTAATGGATATGCTTAAGGAAAATTTAGATAAAGAAAATAAACCTAGAATGAGATTTGCCGTTAGTACTAATTTATGTACACCTGACAAACTTATAGATAGACTAATAGAAAAAATAAATGCTATACAAGATCAAGTTATAGAAATACAAGTGTTTACAAGTGCAGAAGCAACAGGTAAACAGAATGATTATGTAAGAGATGGAATGGATTATGAACTGTGGTTAAAAAATTGTAATCGTATTTTAGATGAAACAAAAGCTCTGTTATGTCCAATGACTACAATTAATTTATTGAGTTTACCTTCTTTTACAGGATTTATTGATGATGTTGTTAAGATGAGAGGTAGACATAATGTTACTGCATTTAATAGATTGCCATTTAGTGTTAATTATTTACGATTCCCTCCCCACTTACAAACTGTTCTATTAGACAAATCAGAAAGACAAGAATATGCAGATGAAATACAGGAACATTGTGAGAAGTATTTAGAAGAACAAAGTAGTGCTAAATTATATTTAGATGACTTAGACCAAATTAAAAGATTCTGTGATTACTTAAGAACAGAAGAAACACAATGGAAGTATCGTGGAGACTTTGCAAAATTTGTAACTGCATACGATACTAGAAGAGGAAAAAACTTTAAAGAAACTTTTCCTGAATTTGCACATTTAGTAGATGAATGGAAATACATTCATGCGGAGATGAGAGATTGAACACATTAAAAATGACATTAGCAAATCCTCGAAACGATAAGGATACATTAGAGTTAGATTTTGTTGCAGAGGATACAGTTATTGGTAGACGTTGGTTTGAAATGGCCACACAATGTTTAGAAGATAATTTACAATATGAAAAAAACTTTTGTTGGTTATCATGGCCTGATCCTGACAGAGATTTAGATTTCTTAAGAAAAAAATTAAATAGATGTGTAGACTTACTTAATAAACATGGACAAGAAAATCCTAAATGGAATGGTTATACAATACATGAGAAATGGAATGATATATTAGAGTATGATGCATTAAATCAATTACATCATCATTTTGAAATACTAATGGGGCAAGTATGGGATATAAGTCCTTATATGATTACTGCTGATGATGAAACAAAATATCAAATAAGACAATTAAACAATTTAGTACACGAAACACAAAGTAGATTAGCAGTTAATGATTTACCATTAGAAATACTTCCTGCCATGACTGTTGTTAGTTATTTAAACATACATAGAGAATTATTTGACGATAGTTACTATGACTCTTTTGATCTTAATAGAAACTTTGGAGATATATTTCTACACTATTCACAAACAGGCAAAACACCAATGGAGGCATTTACAGATGATGATGACCATGTTGGTGATGAAAATATTAATGCACTAAGATATATTTCAGGAGAATATAATCTTTGGTGGGGTAGAAGTTACACAGATGAACAAGTAGCAGAAAGAAAAAGTTCATTACGAAAGTGGTTAAACAAAAGAGACCTAATTAAATCTGAACACCCTGACTTCAATTATTATGTAGATGAGAGAGGAGATAAACAAGGTGTTGGTTGGGTAAGAGTAGGTAGATTAACTACACCATACAATACAAGACAAGAGTTAATGAGTAAAATATTGACTAGACTTAATATTGTTAAATTACAAACTTTTACAGATGATGAATTACAAGCAGAAAATACATGGGATTATTCTTGGGCAGATAAAGACTATGAAGAAAAACAAATTGAATTATTGCGTCCACATTTTCCGAGAGAGTAATGAATAAAAAAGGACATCATAATCATGTTATAAAAGTCAGGGACGAGTTAAACAAACAAGGTCCTGGTTTTTGCTTGGCCAAATGGTATCAAGTTACTATGCACCTACATACAGGAGAAAATCATTCTTGTTATCACCCATTGGTTCATAAAGTTTCATTAGAAGAATTAAAAGAAAATCCACAAGCATTACATAATTCTAAATGGAAAAAACAACAACGAAAAACAATGTTAGAAGGTGGCAGACCTAATGAATGTTCTTATTGTTGGGGTATTGAAGACTTGCCAGGAGATAATATATCTGACAGACATTTAAGATCATCAGAACCATGGGCATTGCCGTTACTAGAACAAACTAAACAAAAAGATTGGAACGAAGATGTTTATCCTACAAACTTAGAGTTGAGCTTTACTAATAAATGTCAATTTAGATGTAGTTACTGTGCACCAATGGCAAGTTCTAGTTGGTTTAAAGAAACAAAAAGACATGGTGATTGGCCATTGCTAGAAGATGTTAACAGAAGCCAATATAATATTAGCAAAATGTCTGAGCCTGGAAATTATTATGAAGATGAGGAAAACAATCCTTACATCGAGGCATTTTGGAAATGGTTTCCAGATTGTTATCCACATTTAAAAGTTCTTAGGTTTACAGGTGGTGAACCTCTAATAAGTGAGAACGTTTTTAAAGTTATTGATTACATCAAAGAAAATCCTAAAAAAGATTTACAGTTCTCAGTTAATACAAACATGGGAATACCTAGAAGAAACTTAGATAGATTTGTTAAGTCTGTTACAGAACTTTTAGAAGATAAAAAGATACATGATGTTAAAGTTTATACAAGTGTTGACACATGGGGCAAACAAGCAGAATGGATTAGAAACGGATTGGACTTAGAAAAACATGAAGAAAATGTAAAGTATTTTATGGACAATACTTACAATTCTAAAATAGGATTTATGATTACATTTTGTTTATTAAGTATTCCTAGATTTAACTTACTTTTAGATCATATTTTAGAACTAAGAAACATATATAATAAAGGAGAACAAAGAGTAACATTTGATACTCCATATATGTTAGAACCTCCACACTTAACAGCATTAATAGGTGATGAATGGTTTATGGAAAAACTAGATGAACATTTAGCATACATGGAGTCCTTAGTTGACGATACAGACATTAATAAATTTTCAACTCTTGAATGGTTAAAATTCAAACGAGTAGTTGAATGGATAAAAGCAAATCGCTATAAAGGAGAAAAGTTATATAAAAATAGATTTGACTTTGCTTTATTTGTAGATGAACATGATAGAAGAAGAGGTACAGATTGGTTTGAAGCCTTTCCGGAAATTGAGAACTTCTATTGGGATTGCGGAAGGAAACCTGTAACATGGAAATAAAAGACAAAGATTCATTTTGTGTATATCCCTGGGTTCATACACATCTTAATACAGAAGGAGACGTTTATCCTTGCTGTGTTAGTTGGACACCTGAAAGACAATCCAGAATAGGTTGGTTAAAAAAAGATAGTTTAGAAGATCTTTTTAACAACGACAAAATGAAACAGTTACGATTGGATATGATGGAAGGTAAGAAACGACCTGACATTTGTGATAACTGTTACAAGAGAGAAGATGCTGGATTCCATAGTGCAAGACAAGGAGCAAATATAGACTTTAAAGATGAGTTAGACACTTTAATTGCTTCTACACATGAAGATGGATATGTTGAACCTGTAATTAAAAGCTGGGATATTAGATTTAGTAATTTATGTAATTTAAAATGCCGTTCATGTGGACCTATGTTTAGTAATACATGGGCACAAGAAGAAAAGAAAGCAGGCGCTCAAATAGATAGTATTCTTATACACCCAATAGAAAATGATACTGACCCAATGGAAAATCAATATGATAATGTAGAAAAAATATATTTTGCAGGTGGTGAGCCTTTAATTATGCCTGAACATTATACAGTATTACGAGGTTTAATTGATAAGGGTGTTGCACACAAAGTTCATATAATTTACAATACTAATATGACAAAATTAGATTATAATAATAATGATATATTAGAATTGTGGAAACAATTTAAAAAGGTAGTGTTAGGTGTTAGTATAGATGCAGTAGGACCTAGAGCAGAATATATTAGACATGGTATGAAGTGGAAAGTTATAGAAGATAATTTAAAGAAACTAAAACAGTATTGCCGAGATCAAGGTAACTTATTTTATTATTTTAGCCCTACAGTAAGTTTACAAAATATACATCACATGACAGATATGCATCGTTATTTAGTTGAAAATAATTGTATGAGTAATATAGATGCTGTGATGTTTAACATCTTATTACAACCCTTACATTATGATATGAGAGGGTTACCCGATATGATTAAAGATGAAATAACAGACAGAATAGACGAACATATAGAGTGGTGTACAGAAAACGGTAGTAAAGAAGTTCCTGGAATGGATATGAACGCAATAAAAGAATTTAATACTCTTAAAGACTACATACAACAACCTATAGAGTTTGATAAAAATAGTTTTGTTAATTATACAGAAATGTTAGATAAAAGACGAAACGAATCATTCACAGATACTTTTCCAGAATATGCTGAGTGGTATAAAACTATAAGACAGGAATGGAATGACAGATAAAGTTTCAAAAACATTTTGTATTTTACCATGGATACATTTACATTCATGGCCCAATGGTACGGCTAAGTTATGTTGTCTATCAGACTTTTCTGGTGATGTAGGAGACTTAACACAAGAAACAATAACTGAAGTACAAAATAATGACACAATGAAAAGTATTAGGAAGTCTCTTCTTAAAGGTGAGAGAGTTGACTTTTGTAAGTCATGTTATAAATTAGAAGATGCTGGTATTCAGAAAAGTTGGCGACGCGACTTTAATACAAACTTTGACCATTTAATTGAAGATAGAATTAAAAACACATTAGAAGATGGCACACTCAAAGATCCTAAAATATATTATATGGATTTTAGATTTAGTAATTTATGTAATTTAGAATGCAGAACATGTGGAGGAGATTTAAGTAGTTCTATAGCTGCAAGAGGTTCCGATAGAGCTTTGACAAGAAACGTTAAAGAAGAATATAAAGCAAAAGGAATACTGTCTAAGTCTGAAAACATTATTGCTTATTCAGGTGCACCTAAATATAATAATTATTTTAATGAGGAAATAAAAGACCAACTACATACTGTTGAACAGTTTTATTTTGCAGGAGGAGAGCCGTTACTACAACCAGAACATGCACAAATATTAAAATATTTAGTAGATAATAAACTATTTAAAAAGACATTAATATATAGTACAAATGCTACTTCTTTTGTTTATAAGAAGCATGACTTTTTTGAGGATTGGAAAAAGTTTCAGGCAGTTAATGTTATTCACAGTATTGATGGTCATCATAAAGTTTTGGAATATATAAGGCAAAATGGAATACACGACAAAATATATCCTAACTTAGAAAAATGTATTGCACAACCTAATATAAAAGCAGAAATATGTCATGTTTTAAGCATATACAATGCGTGGGAGTTTTTTGATTTCTTAGAATATATAGATGACTACATACCCCAACTTAATTCGTTTCATTTAAACTTTGCTTTTGGAGAACATAATGCAATAGGATTATTACCTGACTTTGCTAAAAAAGAATTATTTAAAAAGTATGAAGAACAATTTGAAACTAATGAGTCATGTAAGAAGTTTTTATTATGGCATGGTGAACATACAGATAAGATAGCTAACTTTAAAGAAATGGTAGAGAATCAATATCCATCTGATAGAAAGCGGTTTATATGGGAAGAATTTATAGATAGAACTAATAGATGGGATAAATTATATAACAAGAAACTAGAGGACCACATACCTTGGTTGGCGGATGTAATAAGAAGATATGAGTCAGGACAGCGATAATGTAAAACTCGGGTTCAACCCGAATAACAAAAGATGTGTCCATGTGGATACAGGCATAAGGCTATTTAACGATGGTACAACAATGTTCTGCTGTCAAAGTAATGAACAACTTACTACAAAAGATGGCACAATAGGAAACATACAAAAACATACCATACAAGAAATAAGAGAAGGTAAAAAAGCTAAAGAAATAAAACAAGCTTTAGAAGACGGTTTTGAACATCCTAACTGCTCTAAATGTTGGAATGAAGAAGCGTCTGGAATGAAAAGTAAAAGGTTAAGAGACAATCAAGAAAATCCGGATCTTATAGACTCTGTTGAATTAAAAAATATGGAGATTAATCTAGGTAATATATGTAATATGAGATGTAGAACTTGTGGGCCGTGGTCTAGTAGTTTATGGGGTCAAGAATATTATCAACAAATGCACACATTTAGAGGACCTAGAGATGAACTTATTCCTACCATGGAGAAAAAAGTCTACAACAAATGGTTGGGTCAATTTAGTAAATCATATAATGATGAATCTAAAGTATGGGAAGAACTAGACAAGTATTGGAGTGAACTAAAAAATATAGACATATATGGAGGCGAACCTTTCCTTGTAGATAAACAATGGCAAGCTCTTAAAAAGAATGTAGATAGTGGTGTAAGTAAAAAACAAAATCTACACTTTAATACAAATGGCACAGTTTACGATCCATCTAAAATAGAAATTATGAAAGGATTTAAAACTTGTAAAATTAGTTTTTCTATAGACGGCAAAGAAGAACAATATGAATATATTCGTAACCCAGGCAAATGGGAACAAACAAAGGCAAACTTATTACAACATGTTAAGATAGCAAACCAAACACCTGGTTGGTCTGTCATTGTATGTATTACTATTAGTTTCTTAAATGTTTACTATTTACCAGAGTTATTAGAGGAGTTTATGGATATGAATGTTTATGCTTATGTAAACTTTGTCCATGAACCAGCATTTTATAAAATACAAAACTTAAGACCAGATCTAAAACTAGCTGTCAAAGAGAAATATCACAATAGTAAAATATGGAATCCTACATTTGATGATAAAAAAACACATGCAACAAAGTATGCAAATGGTGTAACGAGTTATGAAACATCAAAAGCACAATTAGAACAAGTTATTAACTTTATGGAAATAAAAAAATGGAACCCTAGTTCATATAAAGAGTTCGTTTATATGACAGCAAGAGGTGATGAATACAGAAAAGAATCATTTAAAGATACTTTCCCCGAATGGTGGGATTTAATATATAATGATCCTTATACAGAAGACTTAGATGATAAGTTTCGTACATACAGATCACACGATACAGATCACCCTGTACAAACTAAAAACATGGATATTGAAAACTTATATAATAAGATAGAAAATAAACTCTATAATAACTATAGGCCAGGTGACCCAACAGCGGCACCTGATTATTTTACAATCAAAAGAGATAAGCATAAGTGGTTTGCCAATTCAGAAAGATTACTAAATGGAGATGAGGAAGTATAAAATATGACTATTATAAGTAATGTTATGGACAATGTAATACAATTTAAACAGAAACCTAAAGTCATTAAAGGCTATAGAATGTCTTTCTATGAAGAAATTGAGATAGATATGGCCCTTATTTGCGTAAATACATTCGGTTTTGATGAAATTGGATACACTAGAAAAACACTAAAACAGTTAGACCCATTATATATAAAAAGGTGTTTAATACAAGGATATAACTCCGATTTAGTATCAAAACATGGACGAAACATTATAAATAGAATTATAGACGCAATGGAAGAAATATCCATAGCAGTACATTAAGGAATATAATGCCAACATACGTTTTTGAAAATACAATAACAGGTGAAGTATTTGAAAGCTTTATGGGTATCTCAGAGGCTGATAACTACCTGGAAGACAATCCACACATACGCAAACAAATAACTGCTCCGGCAATAGTTAGCCATAGAGGTGGTGACCGAACAAAAACAGACGATGGTTTTAAATCAGTATTATCTAGAATTGCAGATGCTAATCCAACAAGTCCAATGGCAGATGACTTTGGTAAGAAGGATGCAAAATCTGTAGCAATTAGGGACTCGTTAAAACGAGTAAAGAAAAAATTAGGCCCGATCATGGGCGACAAGGGTTAGGAGGTACTTACGAAAAATTATTTTTGTTATGTTAAAATCATTTAACAGGAGAAAATATATATGGCTAGGAAAAACTTAGCGTTAGTACAAGATAATAAAACAAGAAAATCAACCCCACTTAAAGTCAAATATACGGATTTAAAAAGAATAGATCCAATCACACAAACACAAAATGACTTTTTCCAATTATACAAAAGAAAGAATGCTTTACTGTTACATGGCTCTGCCGGTACAGGAAAAACTTTTATTGCATTATATAAAGCATTAGACGATGCCTTAGGTAAAGGTGGTCCATATAATAAAGTTATAGTCATTCGTTCAGCAGTCCCTTCAAGAGAGATAGGACATTTGCCAGGAGATTATGACGAAAAGATAGATGTGTATTCTATACCATATCAAAATATGTGTGATGAATTGTTGCCACAAAAACAGCAACCATTCCAAAGATTGTCTGAACAGAAGTATCTATATTTCATGTGTACTTCTTTTGTACGGGGTATTACATTAGATAACTCTGTTATAATTGTTGACGAATGTCAGAATATGAATGACATGGAAATTAACAGTATTATGACAAGAGTAGGACATAGTTCAAAAATCATATTTTGTGGAGATTATAGGCAAACAGACTTATACAAGAGTAATGACAAATCAGGACTTAAAAAGTTCATACAAATAGCAGAGGATATGCCCTCATTTGGTACAATAGAATTTGGACCAGAAGACATAGTTAGGTCAGATTTAGTCAAGGAATACATACTTGCAAGGGTAAAATACGAAGATAAATTTGAAAATACTTGAAAAAATGCTTGACATTTGGTCCTAAAGAGTGCATAATACATGTATATTAAATAAAAAAGTGAGGAAATTAATATGGAAAAAGAGCTAAATACACTACTAAAGGCAATAGCAGAAGACTACAGACGTTGGAATACAGCTTCTAAAAGAGCTAATGATTTTAGTTTTGACGTAGATGAAAAAGTTGCTGAATTTGAAGCAGGACTTGAAATTAAAAAAGGCCGTAAATTCATTAAAATCTTATGTGAAAACAGAGTTTGGGGTTTCGTTAATTTAACTCATGAAAGGTTTAGAGAGGGTGATATCCTAAAAGCAGCAGGTTACAATGCTCCAGCTCTTAATAGACCAAGAGGCAACATTTTTGAAAACTATAGCGTTGCTTGGACTGGACCACATTATATAGCTGGATATTCAGCAGGTGGTTCTAGAGAAGATGGTCTTAATAGAGGCAACTCTCAAATTGTGATAAATAAGTAATAGGACTTTTTATTATGTTTAATCATGTATCGTTAGATATTGAAAAAATAAAAACGAAGAATACTCCTAACGGACGGAGATATGAGACACCAACAGGTGAGCTCTATCCGTCTGTTACGACAATTCTTTCACATAAGACGAAACCATTCATACAACAATGGAGGAAACGAGTGGGTGCAAAAACTGCAGATAAAATATCAAGGCAGGCATCTACACGAGGTACTTCAATTCATAAATTGTGTGAAAGTGCATTAAAGAATTTACCTGAAGATACAGATAGGTTAAGTCTTTTAGATCAAGAAATGTACAAAGAATTTCGTCCCAAGTTGAATGATATAGATAACATTCATGCACTAGAAACAAAATTGTATTCTGACCATCTAAGACTTGCAGGGCAAGTGGATTGTATTGCAGAATATAATGGCAAATTATCTGTAATAGATTTTAAGACATCTAAGAAAAGAAAAACAAGATCACAATGCTATAATTACTTTATACAATGTTCAGCTTATGCTATTATGTTTGAGGAAAGAACAGGAATACCTGTTGACCAAACTGTAATTTTAATGGCACAAGAAGATGATGGTCCTGCTATTTGGGTAGAAAAAAGAGATGAATGGGTGCCCAAACTTATGGAAGCAAGAGACGCATACGAAGAACATTTGAGTAATGTATAGTTTCCAAAAAAATTTTTTAACTGAAAAAGAATGTTCTGAAACCATAACATGGTTTGAAAATAATGGTGAATACATAGATGCTGAAATTAGCAACTATGCCAACTCTGCTGGTGGTGGAGTAGATCCAAAACAACGCTCAGGCAAAGTTATATTCATGAGGGATAAAACATTTCCTGCACAGAATAAAATTATAAAAGAAGCAGAAGAATACGCAAAAGAAAAAGGTATTAAATTAAATGCTGGAGAAGTAGATTGGCAATTTGCCAAATACACTATTGGAGACCATTTCCAAATGCACCGAGATATGTATCCTTCATATCAAACACATATTACAACTCCTGTATGTAGAAAAATTTCGTTGTCTGTACAATTAAGTGATCCTGAAGATTATGAAGGAGGTGTATTTAGAATGGAAATTACACCTGGTACAGTTACACATGGACCTACAGAGTTAGGTTCTCTTTTAATATTTCCTAGTTTTTACAATCACAGTATATCAAAAATAACCAAAGGTACTCGTTATTCTTTAATAGGTTGGTATCGAGGACCCTTTTGGACATAAATTTCTGACAAACCGTCAGATTTTTATAAATAAAACGATGCAATACTGACATTGTATCAAGGAGAAAAATGAAGAAGATACTAGCTATTCTTCCATTCATTTTTATAGTAGGATGTGCTTCAGTAGCCACCGGTATAGACACAGCTAGAAATGTAGCAGCAACAACAATCTCAACAGCAACACAAGCTGGTGCAAATATGGTTGGAGCTGTGGCAAAAGATGTTTCTGATGTTGTTTCAACTACAGCAGAGGTTACAGCAGGTGTCGTTGATACTGTTGGTAAAGAAGTAAAAGATCAAGCTGCTGAACTTGAAGTTCCAGAGCCTGATTTTCCTACTGGTAAATTGAAAAACGAAGGATAATGTTTTCGACGGGAGAGCCCACTTAGGTGGGCTTTCCTGCATATAAAAAGGGAGGCCGAAGCCTCCCTAAACTGTATTACTCCCAGTTTTTCATTAACTAGCCCATTGAACAAACAAAAACACACAATAAAAAATGCTTAGTGGAATTGCTGTCAATACAACTTGATTCAAAACGGTCAGCCCTTTGCGTAGGTCGTTCATGAGAACATACCTCCTTGAAGATCTGATAATACTATTATTATTAAGGGCAAAAGTAACGGAGCGGACATAATCGCTACTAATTGAACCGCATCGCAGAAGATACAAAATGTTTTATCTTCTCTTAGTCTATCAATGTTGGTTTTCATGTGCTTCGCTACTTCGCCAAATGTAGCTGTGGTCATGAAACCTCTCCTATTTTTAATATTAATACTGCTTATATAAGGGTATTTACGAAATAAATACCTTATATACCTATTTATAAAAAAATTTTTTTTAATAATTTTTTAGGCATATAAATAATTCTACAATTAATGGAGAGCAAGAATGGCTAAAGGATTAGCATTATTGGTTGTACTTTCATTCTTATCAGGTTGTGGAGCAAATATTTCACTTACAGCTTCTGTACCAGAAGGAAAAGACTTAGACGTTACAATCAAAACTTCTGAAACACCGGGAAAGTAGTAAGCACCGGGAAACCACAAGTAGATTTCCCAACAGGTGCATTACAATAAATGGTCCTACAGGTGCTTGATTTATGCCCCTACAGAAGTTAATATAAATAGTAATATGAAAAAGAAACTACCAAAGAGCAGGAATCCTGTCGCCAAGTATGCTAGAAAGTATAACAAGGCCAAGGTCTTTTTGGATAGAACAAAGTACAACAGGAAGAAGAAAGTTGACATTGATCTAGAATAGTTTCTTTTAATAGTAAAGGGAGAATTTACATGAACATTAAATGGAAATTATTACCGATATTATTTTTTGGAATGTTAGGGTTTTCAAACCCTGTGGAAGCGGATGAAAATGAAATCAGATGCTTAGCAGAAAATATATATTTTGAAGCTAGGAGTGAATCTACAGCAGGAAGAATTGCAGTAGCACTTGTGGTATTAAACAGAGTAGAAGATAAAAGGTTTCCTGACTCTGTATGTGGTGTTGTTAAACAGACAAAGTATTATCCAAGCGGTAGAATAGATTTACACTCATGCCAATTTAGTTGGTATTGTGATGGGAAATCTGACACACCAACAGAAGCATGTTGGGACGAGATATACTTGTTAGCAGAAGTAATGATGGGTTGGAGTGCAAGTGATTTTACAAATGGTTCATTATGGTACCATTCTAAAAAGGTTAACCCTAATTGGGCATCACATTATCAGAAAACAGTTAGTATAGATAACCATATTTTCTACAAACCAGTTGACTAAAGGTTATAAAGAATCTATAATAGCACTATGTTAACCGATTTACCTAACATAATGATTACAGGCGGTTGTGGGTTTATAGGGTCACACCTAACCCACCGTCTTTTGGATCAAGGATTTTTTGTCCATGTTATTGATGACCAAAGGCAAGGTAAACAGGTTTGGAATCATGATAATGTAGAATATCATATATGTGATGTTGCAGAATTTAATCCTCATGATGCCTATATAGAACCGCCACAAGCGATATTTCATTTAGCTAATACACCTAGAGTAAGACGAGCTTTAGAATATCCAACTGAAACAATTAAAAACAATATAGGAACAACAGCAACAGTTGCTGATTGGGCTAGAACTTTTAATTGTAAATTATTTTTTGCTACTTCTTCTAGTACACAATACAAAGAAGCAGCATCAAATCCATATACATTTAGCAAGGCAATGTGTGAACACATGCTGATGTTATACAGAGACCTATATGGTTTAGATTTTGTATTAATGTATTTTTACAATGTATATGGGCCAGGAGAGGCAGACTATGGACCTTATAGTACTGTTATTAGAAAATTTAAAAAGGATTACTTACAAGGTAACCCTTTAACAATATATGGCAACGGAAAAAAGCAAAGAGACTTTACCCATGTTAATGATGTAATACAAGGTTTATTACAATTAATGGTAGATCAAGAAGCACCTTCTGTTGCACATTTTGGAAAAGGAAATCCTCAGTCTATTCAATCTATAGCAGACAACTTTGATTGTCCTATGATATATGAATTTGATAGACCAAGTGAAGCACAGATAACCCATTGTGAAAATCCTTATATAGAATGTCCTAATGATGTACATTCTTATTTACAACATTGGGTAAAGGAGAACAAGACAAATTATGACCCCAAAGATCGTAGTGGACAACACAATAGAAATGACTGAAAAGAAAGTCAGTGATGTATTTCTTATTACAAAGGAGTTTCATACTTCGACTGAATTTTCACAATACATTGAAAAAATGGCATACAATACAGGTTCGCCTTGTATGGATATGGTCGTTGATTATTGCATTAAAAAAGATATTGAAATAGAAAGTATGTCTAAATACTTAACAGCATCTTTAAAAGAAAAAATTAAAAACGAAGCATTAGATTTAAATTTGCTTAAAGAAAAAAGACAAACAGAAAAACTTTTATAGGAGATTGTTATGGGTATTATGAATATGGGTGGCTCATTGAGATATGACATGCACGGCAGGAAAAGAAAGAATTATAAAAAGAATAATCCTTCGAAAAGAATTAATACTACTAAGGCAGGAATACCTGCAGTTACTAGACCCGTAACTAATGAAACATTAGAACAACATAAAGAACATTTAAGAAAATATCCTTCTATGCCTATGGGTAGTAGTTCAGCAGGTAAAGGCACAAAGAACCACACCTGGGATATGGAAAAGAAAGAGATTAGTTCTGGTTATACAGTTGCACCGGCATATAACAAAGGTGCTTACCAAGTTATAGGTAAAAACAATATAAAAGATATTGGTAAGTAATGGACCCATTTGACGTTTATAAGATATACTTAGCACTCAAATTACATTTTACAACAGAGTCTTATGATATAACTAAACATAAGTTTGCAGCTAAAGGTAAAAAAGAAACTTTCCTAAAGCGCAAAGACTTGATGGTTTTAAGGAAGTTAGCAAGAGACCATAGAAGACAAGAAATAATAGATATACTTGTTTCTAATTTTGTAAGTGGAGATCGTTGGGGAGGTATGTTTGATGCTGAGGCATTGGAAACATATAAAGTATGGAAAAACAATAAAGAGAAAAGAGCTTACACATTTGAACAGGATTTACATGCAATTCAATTAAGAATGGAAAAGGACAATATAGAAGATGCTACAGTTGATGACCAGCATCCTCTAATATTGAAAATGCTATTAGGAAAACAAATAGCACTTGAAACAGTCGTTATATTTAATAAGGCGATTAATTTTATTGATGATTATAGTGATGATCTTATACTGAAAGATACATGTTTATTGGTAAGGAAATATAGTCCTTTTGTAGTTAAAAATACCAAAACACTCATAGAAGAACACCTAGGTCTTATAAATAATATTGCTAGGACTAGAAATAGTTCTAATACAATTAATATAACGTAATACAACGCAATACAAGGAG